TTTTTTTTTTTTTTTTTGGGTGAGGGAGCCACGACCCACTATCGGACTAGTTGGCCACTAGGACGTAGTGTGAAGTGGCTCTCGCACAACCAGAAACTATAAAGGAGTGACATAATCAAACATGCACGCATAGCGACAGACTATTTAACCTTCCGAATAACCACCTCCTCAATCCCTTCCGCCTTCAGCTTCTCATTCACAGCATGCCAACCCTTCGCCCATACCGCCTCCTCAATCGCCGGCCAATCCCTAGAGGGCATGTTGAGAATGCGCCTCTCACACTCGTCCCTAACCTCCACACCCACCAGCTGCGTCTCCCGGGGGATGTTGAGGATGGTAAGGGGGGCTACTCCAGGCGACTGGGTGCGAGTAGGGAGACGATGCGCAGCGGCACGCGCGTTGGCAATCACACGTTCGCCCACCGTCATCCCTGAGCCCTGTGCGCCCATTTCACTTGATTCCCCTTCCTCCATCATCTCGTCCCCCGAGGAGGACGAATCCGCCTCGATCACCATGGTTTTCCCTAACATACCGGAAGGGCCCAGAGGGAACGGTTGGGGGCCCGCTCCACTCCTGCCAACCCCCTATTGGGCCATCGGTTCACCCTCCTCCGCAGGGGGGTTGGGACTCTGCGTGCGCACGCGTTTAGCTTCACGAGGATAAGGGCCCGCACGACCGGCGACGAGTCCCGTACCACGTAAGAAATTAGTACGGTCCTCTCTTGCCCCGGCCGCTTTGGACCGATAATCAAAGCTACGGCCAATCGCTGGACGTCCAACCGCCAGCCGCGCGTCATTCACAGGGTCCTTCTTCTTCTTATACTTTGGAATCAGCTCCTTAAGAGCATGAGACCTAGCCAATAGTACACTATTGGAGTAATTTATATCACGAAGAAGACGCCGGACCTCTTCCTGTATGCGATTTATGTTAGTTTGCGCAGTGGCCACTATCTTTCCGATAGTTTGGATCTCGGCCATCTGCATCTCATCCAGCTCTTCCATCCCCCCGACAAGGTCACGCTGGGCGCCTATAATCTTCGTAACGGCGGTGAGTAGCGGTATGAGCGGGGAGTAGTTCTTAACAAAGTACGTTGAATTCTCCACTGTCGCCTTGTCGGTTTTGTAGAGGCGATTAAGCGCCGCTGCCCGTCGGAGTGCCGTGGCCCGAGAAGCGTCACCCTGCGGGGGTTCACCCTGATCCTTTCCCCAGTCCATCTTGGGCAGAGCTGCCCCAGTCTCCCATGCGTCCAGTTGCATAATCTCAACGGGAGTCATTGCCATCCTAGCAATCTCCCGCGGATCACGCTCCTGTTGAGCCGCAGCCTTGTAGCCGGTTGCTACTGCAACACTGCGACCCTGTTCCACCACGTGAGCCAGCGCCCTGAGCTTGCGCTGCAACTCTTCAAAACTGTCACCCATTTCGGGAATGGGCAAGGCGGCGGCGAGTCGGTTCGGATCGGCTGAAAAGTCGATGTTCGTATTGGCACCCCCAAATTGGGCGAGGAGCGATGGTTGGGGTTGGGCGGCCATGGTGGCGATTGTTGGTGTTGGATTAGTTGAGGAAATTAAATTATAATTGTTTCTGAAAAGAGGATGTGGTCGTACGAGAGTAAAACAGTGGCTTGTTAACTCAGC